GCTACTACTCTACCAGCTTCTCCCTTAGAATAACCAGCTTTCTGACTTGCTTCGGTTATGGTACATCCTGTGGCTACGAGGGTATCAACCAAGGCTCTTTGTTTGTATGTCAGTCCGTCTTTCTTTGATAATTGTGTTCTTGCCATTTACGATAGATACCAAGTGATTCGTAACCATGTCAAGTAAAAAATTGTAACGAGTTTGCACGGACAGTAGAAATCCTAAGATCAAGTATACAATCAAGATTGTACGGATTTCTTGTTCTTGCCTATCGGACTGGATGACTGTCCTACAGGGGATCGAAATCTCTCTCTCGGATTTTCGATTATGGTAAACGGATGTTGATAGTTCTTGTCAACCCACAAGGGGTAGGGATGCAACAAGATGCCTGGCTTGTTATTTATCCTAATCCAAGACGATCATCTAGTCGCACCTGACAACAACTATCAAATCCTTTCGATTTGCACTCAAATCTGAAAGGAGTTCACAATGAACAAATATAACTCATATACAATCATGTCTAAGATAGCAGAGGATATCAAGGATATGCTCAAGGAAAAGTATCAAATGGACTTATGGTACATGGATAGACCATTACAGGATCAAGAGATTGATGGAGTAATAGTATCAGAAGGTGGATCTAGAGATTCATGGGGAATCACAATAGAAACACAGGATGATGACAACATAGACTATACAATGGATATAGGAATAAGAATGAAGGAGGTAAACTAATGGATTATCAAGATAAGATAAACGAAATGCTAGATAAAGCAAAGTATGCTGAACTAGAAGGAGATCATGAAGTTGCTGAAGCCTATAGAGCAGAAGCACAATGGTTATCATTACAGGAAGAAAGAGATATCAAAGATCTCAATACAGATTTGGAGGTAGTATAATGACTGAATGGAGAATAGATCCACAACAACTAGTAGCTATCAATGATGCTAGTAAACAGGATATGAACACACTATTTGATAGTTTGTATCCAATACAACAAACAACATTCATGCAAGGATGGTGCAAAGACAGTATCATGTATGAATGTCTAGGTGCTAGAACAGGCATGAACAATGCAAGTAGCAGAGCAGATCAAGCTAAAAGAGCATTGACTAAAGCAAAAGATGATCGTGTAGATACTGTAACAGAGATTGGTCAGCAACAAGACTATGACAGAGTGGCAACATTCAGAGGATGGTCAGATCTTGCAGACTATTGGACTAACAGATACGACACCTGGTCATCTAAGTTTGAACTAATCTATGGTGAAACATGGGAAAAGGCTTTGGAAAACAAGAACAAAAACAAAGCAACACCATCTACACTAAGACAACCAACAGATGAGGAGCATGAAGAATTTGCAGAAAGTATTCTAAATGCAGACATCAACACATTGGTAGGTGAGGGGGTATAATACCCCCCCCAACAGGAAGGAGTTTGGTATCACCGAATGATATTAATTTTAATTATAGCAATATACATAATGTATAAAGGAGGCGACTATGCACAAAGAAACATTAGGAATTGTGGATTACTTTTTCAGACTAATCAAAAAGGTTTTTATGTCAGTAATCAACGGAGTACAAGGACTAGCATTTCAAGATAGATCAGAATACATAGGAACATTTGTATTAATATATCTATCACTAGGTGGTGGACTAGTAATGATGTGGATGATAATGGGATTGAATCCAACATTAATACTATCAGTTATATCAGCACCTATATGGATATTCATTGTATGGGTATCTAACAACTTAACTAAAGCAATCATAACTGATCGCAAAAAGAAAGCAGAACACAGGAGAAAATAAATGGAAACATTACTTATGATACTAGGAATAATAGTACTATCTTTAATGTGTATATCATTTCTCGGTAGTATAACAGCAACATTCTTATTCTATCGTGCAATAACACAGGAAGATAAGCAGTCTGATTAGACTGCTGGTGATAGAAGGTATCACCGAATCCGACATTTTGACTTTTTAAAAAAGGAGGTAAACAATGGGAGGATTTCCACTACCACAAGATAGTTTTACAGAGGAAGAACTAGATAGATTTGATGTTATCTACACAAACTACTATCAATTACATAATAGATATCAAGCACTAGAAGATGCATGTGTAAAGCATATGCTTCAAGATGGAGTGAAGCTAATCTATACACAAGAAATTAGAGAGATGGTCAGAGAAAGGTTTGAACATGACAACAATCCAGAACCAACAAACCATCTTCCGTAAGTGTATCAGATGTCTAGGACTTGGATTAATAATAGATTGGAATAATCCAGAGAGTTCAGATGAATGTGATATGTGTAATGGAACAGGAGGTACTAATGAATACAGAGGGATTAAAGATATTAAAAGCAAGATTGTGGGATCAAAGAAACAAAGTAAGAGATTGTATAAAAGATGATACAAGCCCACTTCATGTAGATTTAAATGAGTTAGATGAATTGTATCTAATAGAGAATGAAATATTAGAGGAGTTTGAATCACTAAGAGATAAACTAACTAAGGACATCAAGACTGTAGAAGATTGGCTTAAACAGTTAGATGAGTTTAGATTTGAAACCAGATAGGAGGTAAATCATGCGAAGCATAAGACCAGGACATTACCAAGCAACTATATCTTATGGTCAAGATCAAGTGATCGTAGTTAATATTGTTAAGATAAAGTCTAACTTTCAACACAGTATTACTAAATGGAGATTGACTGTTGATGATAGTGTACTAGGTCCACAACATAAAACTGATTGGGATACCAAACAGATGGCTATGGAAACAGGAAGAAAACAAGTAGAGAATCTTATGTTCAGAGCTTTAGAACTAAGGATTATCAAGGGTTTTCAACTACCAAAAAATTATTATGGAAAGGAAAAATTATATGAAGTGTAGTGCAGAAACATTCAAAGATTTAATGTGTAAAGTAAATAGGATTGCACCTGATGCAATAGTGCAATTCGAATCAAGAGTATTTCATGGTACACGTGAAGAAGCAGAGTTTGACAACCATGAATTTAAAAACATTAACAAGATCACTATTGAGTTTGCTGACAATACATTCTCAACTAGAGATGAAATAACAATCCATCTTGGATAGGAGGAACAATGCTACCAGCTGAACTAGAATTTGCAGTTCGCAGTGAAGATGTTTTCAATCAACATCAATCACAAATACCTGGATACAAGCAGTTAGTTCGTGATGACAGTAATGAACTAATTGCTATCCACAAAAATACATACAGAGTTATTACTCATATGGAAGCCTATGTAATGGCATACGATTTTCTTCAAGAACACTTTAATACAAATGGTATGGAAGAACAACACAGACATTCTAACAATGGTTCTGTGATGGCTACAAGATTTACTCTACCAGAGTATACAATACCATTCAAAGACACACAGATATCTTTAGAAGCTATCATGTGGAACAGTTACAATGGTATGAGATCGTTTACATTTGATCTAGGTTTCTATTTATGGCTATGTATGAATGGTCTTAGAAATATACTATGGGATATCTCATTGTCTACACAACACAAGGGTACTAAAGCTATTGAACTAAGACTACCTAATCAGTATCAAGCTCTAGATAATTTGAATACTGTAAAGAACAGTATGGACAAGTGGATGGATGAGTATGTTGATGATAGTGAGCTTGAGTATCAAGTTGATAGATTGTGTCTACAACCTACAAGAACAGATAAAAGCCATGTAAATCAACGACATAAGACATACATCTTAGATCAGTATCATGGTAACTATGCCCAAAAATTTGGTGTAAATAAATTTAGTGCATACCAAGCAGTAACCCACTGGAGTACACACTACCCTAGTGATTCAGTAAATACTAAGTATGATCGTGAAAGAAAGGTTGCAAACTGCAAGTGGTTTCACTAAAACAGAATAGAGGGCAGTTATTTCATAATATATGATCTCCTTCCTCCGCATGGCTGCCCTCATCACGGAGGTATTATGGGAAAAAAAAGAGGTGTAGTGCCAAAACATATGTTAGTATTAGAAAGATGTTTAGTCTGTAAAAAGAAATGGACTAAAGCTATGATGATAGACTATAGAGAATACACTTGTATTAAATGTTATAACAGGAGGATAAATGGGAAACGAAAGTGAAAAGACTTTAGAACAAGCTAGAAAGATACTAAATAGATTTAATAAAACTAAAGAAGTAAATCCTATTGATCCAGGCTATTATATTGGTTCTGACTTTCAAGTTATTGATGTAATAGAACAGTTCAAACTAAACCACCATGAAGCAAACATCATTAAGTATGTTGTTCGCAATCGTCATAAGAATCCTGATAATCCAGTACAGGATTTGAAGAAAGCTAGATGGTATATAGATAGGTTAATTAATCAGTATGAAAATAGATAACATAGTTAAGAACCTAGCTTATGAAAAAAGATTACGACCAAGAAAAAATACTAAATATAATTTAAATGATCCAGTACAACGTAAGAGATGGTGGATAAAGAAAGTAACATATTTAGCTAGAGTTTGGTTTGATCGTGATATAGAATACAAACTGCGAGTAGGTTTGTTGAATGGAGATCCTTCAGCTAAAAGATTAGCTGATGCTCTCTGGAAAAAAAAATCTGATATCGAAGATATAGTTAAGAGGAAGGTAAATGAATATACAGAATCAAAAGAAAGTTATAGACAGAAAAACAGGAATCGGTGGGAGTGATGCTACATTACTTGTTGCTGGTAAATGGAAAGAACTTTATGAGATCAAGAAGGGTATCAAAGAAGAAGATCTTTCATTTGTATTACCAGTACAACTAGGTATACACACCGAATCATTCAATAGAGAATGGTTCACAGCACAAACAGATATGCCAGTCAAAGAATGTGATTGGACACTAGTACACAATCCAGTAGACAACAATGGATCTAAATGGATGATGGCTAACTTAGATGGTTTTGTGTTGAATCAAGATCTAAAAACTTTAGGTATCTTTGAAGCTAAACATACTAACATGATGACTAAAGAAGATACTATTATTGAAAAATACTATGCACAGATACAACACTATCTAGTTGTATCAAACTTAAAACAAGCATGGTTATCAGTTATCTTTGGTAATGTGAGATGGAAAGCATTTCATATTAAACAAGATAAAAAGTTTCAGAAAAAACTTATTAATGCAGAGTATCAGTTCTGGACAAATCACATACAGAAAGATGTGCCACCTGATGACTATGTAGATTTTCAAACATTAGAGGAGGTAATATAATGAATGAAGTTAATGATAATAATGTTAAAGACAAGAATCTGGTTATTTGGAATCAAGCTAAAGAAACTGATCCTCGTTTCACTAAGAGGGTTTCCTTTGGAGCTAGGAGCTTTACTTCTATTGATGCTCACTATCAAATCAGACGAGCTACAGAGATCTTCGGACCAGTTGGTGCAAGTTGGGGATATGATGTCAAGTATGATACTCTAACTATGGACAACAAAGCATTTCAATTTGCTGATGTATCTATATGGGTTGGTAAACCTGAATACAAATATGGTCCAGTAAGAGGTTGTAATTTATTGGTAGATGCTAAAGGCAGAGTAGATGATGATGCACCTAAGAAGGCATTGACTGATGCTCTAACAAAAGCACTATCACATCTAGGATTCAATGCTGATGTATTCATGGGTATGTTTGATTCAAACAAATATGTGAAACAGCTTGAAGAAAAATACAAGGGTAATGTTGATAAATCAAAAGTACAGGAGGTAAATACTAATGATTAATAAAGTAATACTTGTAGGCAGAACTGGTACAGATCCAGAAATTAAAACTATCAAGTCAGGTGAGATGGCTATTATGTCTATCGCTACAACTGAGAAAGTTAGAGATAAAGAAACTCAGCAAATGACTGATAAAACTACTTGGCATAAAGTAGTAACCTTTGATCCTAATCTATCAAAGACAATTAAGAACTATGTAACTAAGGGTACTCTATTATATATCGAAGGACAAATAGATGTATCACAGTATACAGATAGTAGTGGTAATAAAAAATATAATACATCAATTCTAATACCAAGATTCTCTGGTGTTATGAAGATGTTAGGTGGTAAGCAAGATAAGTCTATTGAATCTGTCAATAGTGATGCACTACCTGATGATGATATTCCAGATATACCATTTTAAAAGTTTGGGCGTTGAATCGTAATACTAGTTTAATTAACTTAATGCGTGGATATAAATGAAAACGAATCCACCACCCATAAAAGTTTCGTGATACTGAGTAGCTTTCAGTATCGGCTGACTGAATAATGTCTATACAGAGGCATAAGGTACACTAAAGATGAAGTATGGGCAAATGCCTGAGGTAATCAGAGGTGGTTGTAAGTAGGTAAATGATGAATGTATATCTGTAGCTGAAAGCATGAGGGTAATAACACTAATCCCTCGCCCTTGGCGAATTGAGTTTCCCCTGAGTTATGTAAGGTAAAACCTTCACCTAGCTAGGTTGATGGGGAATTAAGTTTAGGTAAGGTTGTACCCTATAATAGAGATATCGTCCTTACCTAATGGTGCTGTATCAAATTATAGTGAAAGGAATTATATCCGTGTATATCCTCTTAGTATAAGCACCTTTATATATATGGTTGGGGAATAAGGGCGAAGTATAAGGTCATCCTGGAAAACCCATTAAATTATTCCAGGTTCATGAATTGACATGATATGAACAAAGCCATATATATAACCTATGGTACTTAAATCTCAACTTGACGAACTAATAGAAACCTTAACTGATTATACTAAGTATCTATCTCAGTTCGGATATGATGATGAAACAATCTTCTGTGCATATGCAGTTACTGCTATGTATCTAACAGGAGAAAAGAACTCTAAGAACATTGGTAAGTCTATAATGAAAAAAGTTAAGAGTATTAATGTTGTTGAGAGTACTGGTCATACAGTTCACTAGCATATTCTAAAACATCAAAGTCATAGTATTCCCAAAACTTATTTTCTGGTTTATACTTACCCCATGTCAGTTCCGAATGATGTTCAAAACATAAAGGTACTACAAGCTGATTAGATCTTT